ACGACGGAGGAACAGCTAGAACAGGTTCAATAGACCCTATGTTTATAGCTTGGAGTGACCAAGAAAAAGTAGAAGAATGGGAACCACTTCCAACAAATACAGCAGGGTCGTTTAGACTTTCAGCAGGTTCAGCAATAGTAGGTGCAACACGAGCTCGACAAGAAACACTTATTTGGACAGATACTTCTTTATATTCTATGACTTTTGTGGGGCAACCTTTTACTTTTTCTATTAACTTAGTCAATGAAGGTGTGGGATTAGTAGGACCTAATGCTATGGTTAATACCCCTAAGGGCGTGTTTTGGATGGATAAAAAAGGTTTTTATCTTTATTCAGGACAAGTACAAGAGTTACCCTGTAGCGTAGATGCTTATGTTTTTGATGATTTAAATCAAACACAAAGTTATCAAATATTCGGTTTCGTTAATAAAGCTTTTAATGAAGTAGGTTGGTTTTATTGTTCTTCAGAAACAACGGTTATAGATAAATATGTTACGTATAACTATGAAGAAAATATATGGATGATAGGAGACCTTTCTAGAACGTGTTGGTTAGACGAGGGTATTTTTCCAGACCCTAAAGCGACGTCTTCGTCTAGTAACGTCGGGTATTTATACAATCATGAATCTGGTGTAGACGACGACGGTTCTGCTATGACTAATGTTTTTATAGAATCTAGTGATTTTGATTTAGGAGAAGGAGACGCATATCAATTTATTAGTAAAGTTATTCCTGATATTAAATTTATAGGAAACGCTAGTACAGGAGCTAACGGGCAAACATTAGATATAGTTTTAAAAAGAAGAAATTTTCCAGGAGAAGAATTAACTACAGCAGTTACTAGTTCTTGTACTTCTGTTACAACTAAAGTAGATACAAGAATTAGAGGTAGGCAAGCAGTATTAAGACTTCAATCAAACGATACAGATACATCAGTTATCGGTATGAGTTTTAGAGCAGGAGCAACCCGTATCGATATACAACCTGACGGTAAAAGATAATGGGTAAATTATTAGAAACTAAATTACCTGTTGCTATAGGACCTCTTTCACCAGAACTTTTTAACAGGTTAGTCAGAGTATTAGAGTTAAGTTTAAATAAAGTTAATATTGGTTCAACTGTAAACTTTAATGAAACGGAAAGAAACCTTAATCAATTTAATACGGGCGATATTATTTGGAATTTAACAACTCAACAATTACAAATTTGGACAGGAACAATATGGGTAGATATTTATTCAGGAACAGAAAAAGGAGTTCAGGGAACGATGTCTCTTGGACAAATAAGCGTATCAACTGGTGGCGATACAACAATAGAAATATTATAAAAGGGGATACTATGAATATGAAAAAATTACAAGAAGAATTAACTTTCGACGAGGGTTGTATCGATAAAATATATTTAGACCATTTAGGGTACCCGACTTTTGGTATTGGTCATTTGATATTAGAAACAGACCCTGAACACGGACAAGATGTAGACACTCCTGTGTCTGAAGAAAGAATAACTGAATGTTTTGAAAAAGATATACAAAACGTTATAAATGATTTAAATAGAAATATGGAATGGTGGAAAGATTTACCAGAAGATTTACAAAGAGTTATGGCTAATATGTGTTTTAATTTAGGTATAACTAGGTTATTAAAGTTTAAAAAATTCTTAGCAGCTATGGAAGAAAATAAATGGGATAAAGCAGCGGTTGAAATGTTAGATAGTCGTTGGGCTATACAAGTAGGTCCCCGAGCTATAAGATTGAAAGATAGAGTTTTAGGAGCATAATATGAAAGTTAAAGCACCAAAAGGATTTCATTGGATGAAAAATGGTAAATCATTTAAGTTAATGAAACATAAAGGTAAATTTGTAAAACACAAAGGTGCCAGTTTATCAGCAAATTTTGCAGTACAAAAAATGCATAAGAAAAAATAGGAGAAAAAATGCCAGCAAAAAAGAAAACACATAAAACTAAAGACGGTAGAACTGCTAAGAAAGGTCTTTATTACAACATAAATAAAAAACGTAAAGAAGGTAGAAAAATGCGTAAGAAAGGAGCTAAAGGTGCACCTACAGCTGCAGCGTTTAAACGTTCTGCTAAAACAGCTAAAAAGCCTAAAAAGAAAAGTAAGAAAAAATAATGGCTACAAAACGTAAAGAAAAGTCTATAAGACGTACTACAGGTAAAGGCGGTAATTACCGCAAAACTAAATCAGGTGCGGGAATGACTAAGAAAGGCGTTAAAGCATATAGGAGAAAAAATCCTGGTAGCAAATTAAAAACAGCTGTTACAGGTAAAGTCAAAAAAGGAAGTAAAGCAGCAAAAAGAAGAAAGTCTTATTGTGCTAGAAGTGCGGGACAGATGAAGAAATTTCCTAAAGCTGCTAAAAATCCTAATTCAAGATTACGTCAAGCACGTAAAAGGTGGAAATGTTAATGGCTAAAAAAGCACCAGATGCGTTTGTATACAACGCTACATTAGAAAGAATAATAGACGGAGACACATTTGATTGTTGTCTCGATTTAGGTTTTGATGTTAAACTTCATAAACAAAGAGTTCGTCTTTCAGGTATTGACACACCTGAGTCTAGAATTAACACAAAACGATACCCCGAAAGAGCTAAAGAAAAAATCATGGGTAAAGCTGCAAAAGTGAGATTAGCCGAAATCTGTAAAGGAAGTTTTAAAGTCAAATCTTTAGGCAAAGGAAAATATGGTAGAATTTTAGGCATTCCGTATACAGAAGAAGGTAACGATATTTGTCAAATGTTAATAGACGAAGGACATGCTGTTGAGTATCATGGAGGTACAAAGACTAAAATCTGGGGAGTTGATTAATTGTTATGGACTCCGTAGTAACTTTAATTAATGAAGTTGGTTTCCCAATAGCAGCAGCTATAGGTCTTGGTTTATTTATTTGGAAACTTATTAATAAAATTATTGACGGCATGGAAACTAAAGTAGATGTACTAGACGAAAAAGTATCAGCACAAATAGCACAAATAGAAGAAAGATTAGGTCAAAAACTAGATTCACAACACGGTATATTAGTAGCTCTTATAGATAGGGTACGTTCTGTAGATAACGAGATAATTAGACAAGATACTTTGTTAAAGACTATACTTGGTGTACCGCAACTTATGAATACGGATAGAATAGCAAAAGCAGATAGAGACGACCAAAGGAAAGATTAATGATAAAAGTATATGCTACAGAATTTAAACACGACGGCAATATCTATGATGGACCTTATATTTACGCTAGAAGTTTAGAAGAAGCAGAAATGGAAGCTGTTGTTTATGGAGTAACTGTTATAGGGTTAATAGAAATAGTTCTTAAAACAGATGAAGACCTAAGTCCAGATAGAGTTTTACATTAATGAGGTGTTGAATGAAAGAAGAAGCTGAAAAAATTTTAATAACTAAAATTATGGTAGTTATCGGAATTATGTTATTTGTAGGAATATTTTGTCAAAATCTTTGGTCTGACCAAATAGTACATAAATTTAAATCACCTAGTTTTAATGGTATAGGTACATCGTCTCATTACTTAACTATAGAAAACCAAGAGTTTAGTCGTAAACTAACAATTAAAGAAGAAATTAAAGCCTTACAAGATGAAATAGAAAGAGAAAAAGAAAACTCCACACTTGCTAGGTTTATGCGTAATCTTGAATCAAGAGTCTATGCTGAATTATCAAGACAACTAGTTAATAACCTCTTTGGAGAAACACCGCAAAGTTCGGGTACAATAACTTTAGAAGGCAACACCATTGAATATACAAGCGATGGAGTAACATTAACTTTAAAGATAACGGAACAAGATGGGACAATTACCTCGATTACAATTCCTATTGGTACTTTTACTTTCTAGTTGTTCTACTTTTGACCAATTTGAAGATACGTACGAACAGAGATATAAAGCACAAGACGTAGTTTCTATTCAAGAACTACAATCACCGTATTTGCGTGATGTAGCTGTTCCTGAAGTTAGTCCTGTAGTTGCTGTATATCCTGCTGCTTTTACAGACCAAACAGGACAAAGGAAAAGCAATAGTGAATTTGCACTATTTAGTACAGCTATAACACAACAACCAAATGCATTACTTATACGAGCTTTAAAACACGCAGGTAATGGTCAATTTTTTAGAGTAGTTGAACGAGTAGGATTAGATAATTTAACTAAAGAAAGACAGCTTATACGTTCTGCAAGAGAACAAACAGCTAATGAAGAAGAGAAAAAGAAAGCACTAAGACCATTATTATTTGCTGGTATCTTAATAGAAGGAGCTGTTATATCTTACGAAGCTAATTTAGAATCTGGAGGTATTGGAGCTAGGTATCTTGGTATTGGTAATAGCATACAATATAGAGAAGATAATATTACTGTAAGTTTACGTATGGTTTCTGTAGCTACTGGTGAGATTTTATTAGAAGTATTAAGTCAAAAAACTATATTTAGTTACGGTAAATCAGAAGATGTTTTTAGATTTATAGAAGCAGGTACAGAACTAGTAGAAATAGAATTAGGTAATGCCAGAAACGAATCATCAACTATAGCATTAATGAAAGCGATTGAAGGTGGTGTATTAGAAATAATAAACCAAGGATATGAAAGAAATTTTTGGGTTTTACAAAAAACAGAAAAGGAGGTAGAATGATAAAGTTAATCATGAAAAAGTACATACTGTTATTATTGTGTGTTGTTTTATTACCGTTACAAGCGGCAGATAATGAAATATATGTAGACCAGTCAGGGACTGGAGCTAACATAGATTTAGAACAACTAGGCATATCAAATATTATAGGTGGTTTAAATTCTACTGCAGGGTCTTTAACTGCTTTCGATTTAGACGGCACTACTATGACACTTGATATTAATATGATTGGTGCAACTAATAAATTCTTAGGTGATATAAACGCTGACACTTTTACAGGTTTATATAATTTTACTGGCGGTAGTAATAATTTCACTATACAAGTAGACCCAACTAATACTTATAGCTCAGATAATTCTGACCAAAACGTAGCAGTTACAGGCAGTAGTAATACATTTACTTTAAATCAAGGTACTACAGCAATAGCAGCATCTCTTAATCTTGATTGGATTATTCAAGGTTCTAATAACACAGTTACTTCTAATATCAATATTGATGGTGCTACAAACTATATGGATATAGATGGCAGTGATAATACAGTAAATTATACAGGTACTGGTGTTAATGCTTCAGCAGGTGGATATTTTTGGCTAGACCATACAGGCGGACAAAGAACATTTAATATTCAACAACTGAGTACCCAAGACAATGACTGGCTTAAAATTATATCTATTGGCGGTAATGCTTCTAGCACCGTTTGTGTTATCCAAAACGACCAAGGAACAAGCACAAGCTGTTGATATAGGCGATATATCTGAACTAAATGGTTCAGCACAAATAGTAAGAGATAAACCTTACGATGCTAATTTACAATTTGCTATTCAAAGCAATGACGAAGCTATTACTACAAACGGTAGAATGGCTATCACTTTTTTAGATGATTCTACAGTAAAACTTACTGAACATTCACAACTTCTTATAGACGAATATATTTACGACCCTGACCCTAGTAAAGCTAAAATGGCACTTACGTTTGGGTTAGGAACAGCTAGGTTTATTACAGGCAACTTAAATAAAATAGATAAACAAAATATATCTCTTAAAACTCCGACAGCCAACATTGCCATTCGTGGCACAGATTTCACAGCGACGGTTGATGAATTAGGACGTTCACTTATTATTTTACTCCCCGACCCTTTTGGTTTATCTAGCGGAGAAATAGAAGTAGTTACTGCTATGGGAACTGTTTTATTAAATAAACCATATGAAGCAACTACGGTAAGCGTGTTTGAGTCAGCACCAACTAAACCCGTTATTTTAGATTTAACTTTAGATGTAATAGATAATATGTTAATTGTTACTCCTCCTAAAGAAGAAGCTGTTATAGAAGAAGAAGCTACAAGTACACAAACAGATAGCGTACTTGATTTTAACGATTTAGATATAGATTATCTAGCTGAAGATTATTTAAAAGAAGATAGTTTAGAATTTACAGAACTGGATATAAATTATCTTGATGTAAATTATTTAG